GACCTTTAACAATCCGTCCCATTGGAGTATCCAATATTTGTGCCTTTCCTACCACATCAATTCCCTCTAACTTGAGGTCAGTGATTAGGTGAGAAACTTTATCCAAGTTAACAGTTGGTCCTTCGGGATGATTTAACTCACCGACTGCCCTCTTTTTACTAACTTGGGTTTCCACGTACTGTTTAACTGCCTTCTCCATAATCGGTTTAGGGTAAACACGTCCGTTTCTATTCTTTTTATCTGCTTGTGCGAAAACGCCTTCTATAACGTATTTCTTTTCGCCATCTTCTTTCTTCTCTACGATACACTGTAGAGTACTATTCTCTGTAAATTCTGTGATTAACTTCATTAGGTCAATTCCTTTATAACTTTGTCGATTGCCTTCTTTGCGTCATTTAAGTTGTCGTAGTGGTCTAAGTGGTCACCATCAATATACGCAACAAAACCATCTTTTCCTTGAGTTACAAGTACAGGGATTTTATTGATTGTCTTTTTGAAGACAACCTTTCCTTCTGGTTTACGACCCGCAAGTTCTGTTATGAGGTTTTTATAAGTTTTCATACTTCTATTTATACAAATTTATTTCTTTAGAATTAACTATTTTATTCTATTTCTGCGACTATTTCTTCGTCAGATATCTCCATCTCGGCATCTGGAACATCTCCATTGAAGATTTGTCCTGCTACAGATATTCTCTGTGACTCTAATGCAGTAGATAGTTTGTCTTGTAATATAGAATCAAACATATCTTGTGCTTTGTTTAACTCTCCATCACCTATATTATTTACTAGTTGTGCTAGTGCTTCATTACTCATTTTTTATTCCTCGTCTTCGTCTTGTACGGCATTCTCGCCTTCGACTTGTTGTTTCATTTCTGATATATCTTCGTCATTCATCATCATGACATTCTTCATAACCCATTCACGTGAGAAGTACTCTCCAACATACTGCGACACTTGGTCAAGAACTTGTATACGGTTTTGCAATACTTCTGCATTCTTTAGTTCTGTGAAATGGTTATCTCTTTGGAAGTCAACCTGAATGTCGTTCTTCCAACTTTCCCAATCTTGTTCTGTTATAAGGTTTTTAAGAAGAAGTTGTTTCTTCAATATACCTGTGAACAACATTGAAAATCTTTTGCGCAATCTGTCAATAAACTTTTGGAACTTGACTTCATCACGATTAATCTCTGTAGACCTACCAAGGGAGAACTGACTCTCTTGCTCTAGTCTGTTGAGTGGAACATTCAATGACCTATACATTCTCTTTTGGAAGTATACTATGTCATCAATCTGTCCGAGGTTCTCTCCGCCAGGAAGTGTGGATATCTCTGTACCCCTACCACCTTCACGTCTTGGTAACCAGAAGTCTTCTAGCATAGACATATGCTTTCGGTCATCTTTTAGATTACCTGTGTTTGCATCATAGACTAACTTGTTTCTATAACGAGACATGATGTCTTTCATATATGCTTCTGATTTATTACGTGGCATGTTACCTACGTCAATATAGAATATACGTCTTTCGGGTGCACGCGCGAGGCGATAGATAACAAGACTATCTTCTAACATACGAAGTTGATTGATAGGTTTTAATGCCTTATGTAAATAGGACACAACCTGTTTCTTACTGGGGTCAAGTAACCCTGATGTCACATAGGATATTGAGTCGGGTGAAAGTCTTACCCCTGAGTTTGCTCCTGCCTTGTCTTGGAATATATAAAACTCACTTACTTTCTCAACAACCTTTGCATCGGTTGCGGGGTCTTTCTTATACTTGACTTCTTTTACTTTTCTTATCTTTGATGAGTCGATAGGTCTTATCTCTTGGATACCTAACTTTAAATTCTTTTCGTCTGCAACAAGGTGAAAATATATTCTGCCGTCCACATAGAATGAACGGAATATGTCATGTCCCAAATCATTGAACTTTAACATAGAACATATAGACATAAATTCGTGTTGCATATCCTTCTTGATTTTAGAGGATGCTGTTATCTTGTCTAGGTTTAGTGATACAGGTGACTCAAGTTCACTACCTACTATTGATTCGTTCACGATATCTTCAATCGCGGCATCTACTTCTGGGTGAGTTGCTACACCTCTATACTTCATCACTAACTGATGATTGTCTTTTGCCTGTCCACCATCCATGTCAATGTATTGACCGTAATGTGAACCAGATGCTGTTATGTAACCTGCACCATCATCATCGACAGGTGCAACTACAGAACGGAGTTTTTCTAGTTTCTTATCTTTGTCATTTTCTGAACTTGATTTTGCTCTTTTGAGTTCAAATCCAAATAGTCTTAAAATACTATTGTCGTCTGCCATTATATTTTCCTATTTCTAAGTTCCCTTCGGTATAAGAGACGGGGAATAACCCCGTCCCTATTCATATACTTATAATCAGATTAACTATAACTAATTAAGAAGTTGTTCCTGATTCCCAATACTGGATTTGGAATTCAACAGTGAACTCTTCAATCGCGTCATTCGTTTCATACGAAAGGTCGATTGCTGATACACTTGTTGGGAAACAACCTCTGAAGTTGTATGTCTTCAAAGTAGAACCGTCACGGTCTAACTGTTCAACGATAAGGTCTGCTTGATAATCAACAGGGTTTGTGATACCTGTGTTAGCAGAGTGACCATTCATACCGTTCATCCATCTTTCCATTGCGTTACGGACTGAAAAGTCTGTATCGTTAATGATAGTTGGTGACCAAGGTTCGAATGTTCGGTCTCCTGCCATCTGCAGTGTTCTACCACGGAATGGAACAGCAAGTGCCGCCATTGTTGAAGCAGGAAGTTGAGCAGACTTACATAAGAAGGAAGTGAGTTCTACATCACCACCTGCATATGCAGGAAAGTTAACAGTTGCTTTGAAGAGATTGGGACGTGCGCCCCCGCCTCTGAGTTTGGACTTAAAGTCATCTACGCCTAATATTGCCATTGTCTATATCTCCTTAAACCGTACCAACGACTTCTTCAAACTCGACACCTGTTCTAACAGCAACAAAGTTAAGTGTTACATAGTTGATTGAGTGTGCGGGTTTAACGAAGATACTTGCTACAAATCTGTTTGCTTCAACGACACTAGGAGGATTGTTAGATGCGTCACATAGTACACGGAAATCCGTGATACCGCGACGACCTTTAATCTCGCGTAGGAATGGTTCTACAATGTTCACGATCTCTGCACGAGTAAACTCGTCATTGAATTCAAACATTAAGTTTCTTCCTGCCGCACCTATTGCGCGTTCTATACCCAAGAACAACCTACGAACGTTTATTCTATCGAACGCTGATGGTCTTGCTGAGTTTGTTTTATCACCAAACAACATTATTCCTTCTGCAGGAATGTTTGCTATTGGGTTGATACCTACTTTGTATAACGCATCTCTCTCTGTCTTAGTTGGAGAAAGAACGATATCTGTTATTCCAAGATATCTACCACGTCTTGAACCAGCGGGTGAGAACCAACGTGCCGCAACTAAGTCTGTTGCCGCCATAAGTCCTGCCGTTGATGATGCGGCGGGTATCTTGATGTACTTATCGTTATACTTGTCATATACTTTTAAGTAGTTATTGTCTTGTACGAAGTATGTTGATTTGTTGTATGTATTGTTACATGCTAGAACTGCGGCATTTGTACCTGTTGTTACAACTGCAGTACGTGAAGGTGATGCTACTGCAACACAATCTTTACGTGCTTCTGCAGAAGCGATAATGTCATTCACGACTGCTGTTGCGGTTGCATCATCTAGTGATTGTGGTGCAATAAGAAAATCTATTTCAATATTGTCAACGTCTTCAAACTTATCAAATCCACGAAGAACATCGTCTGTTCCTAATGAAGAAGATGTAACTCCACCTTTAAATGACCAATCTGATTGTGCAAGTTCTGTGGGGAACGTTGATGCAAAATCTTCCGAACTTGTCGTCGCGTTGTTGCCCCATTGTGTACCGATAAGGTCAGATGCTCCTGCAGTAGCACCTGTGTGCCCTACTCCAGCATATACCCACTCGGACTGAGTTTTCAACACATCTTTAAAATATATTGATGCGCCTTCTGAGTTCTTTGCGTTCTTTGCAACTGATACAAATGGGAATGTTTCTAGAACAGTTCCTACAGTACCTGAGATGAGACCATCTTCGTCAATAACCGCAATATGTACTTCGTCATTCTTACCGCCTAATGCTGATACGAATGATGATGTTCCGGGTTTTTCGTCAAAGTTTGATTTGTATGCCCAAGCATTAAATGCGCTTGTACTACTATCAGAGTGTGAAGCAACCATAGAAACTTTTAATGAGTTACCAATGACACCAGGATATTTCGCAATGAATGCGCCATCCGAGGAGTCAATAGTTGCATTTTCAAATGCGTCTAGTGTGTTGATTGCTTGTGTACTAAGTGTACCTAATGAGGTATGGTTTGCTACGGAATTCCTTGCATCTGTATCTTGTTCACGAACAACAAACAGTGAGTTGGAATAACGTAAGAAATATGCGGCAGAATGAAAATCTACAGCATTGTCGTCGGTGGGTGCAGAGAATGCAGAAACAAGACCGTTCTCATCTGAGACTAGTGTTGCAACGCCAACTGGTCCCCATCCGAAATTCCCAACAAATGCACCAGTCGAAGTTTGAACATTAGGGACAGTTCCCGTTAGGTCAATTTCTTTAACTGTTACAGCAGGGGAAGCAGAGGGTGTAAAAAGTGCCATTACTTTTCCTTTATAGTTATCTAATTATAAGTTATCATAATACGTTTTTTGTTTCAATACTTCTA